CCGCGGTTGGTGCGGCTGCGACGGTCAACCTGTTGGTGGGGCCCCTCAACGACGCGCCTCGGCTGACGCGAGCGGATGGGATGATCGAGCCGGCCGGGCTGATTTCGTAGGCCAGATCATCGGCAGTCAGATCGCCCGGCGAGCGGTAAAAGCCGAGCCGGTTGCAAGCGTAGTAGCGGTCGGCGGTCTCATAGATGTAGAGCCATTCGCCGCGGCAGATCGCCCGGCCGCGGAGCTGCGTCAGCAGCAGCGTAAGCATGCGCGGAGTTCGCGGGATTGAGGCCCGCACGATAGACTTGCTCACGGTTTGTTACTCCTGCCCGTCGGACGTTCGCGCGTTCGGCGGGTGTTTTTGTTTCCGGCCAGACGGCCCGGCCAGCGCCAGCACCCCGCGAGCCGGCAGAAAACCGGGTGCGGGGCGCTCGCGCGGGTCGGGCTATTCGGCGTCGGATGGGTAGCGATCCCCGCAAGTGCAAGCGCCGGCGTCGATGCTCCGGCGGCATTCGGCGCAGTTGGCCGGCTCGTTATCGTCGCGCGCCCCGCACTCGCATCGCCCGGCCGGCTCCCCGCATTCGGCGCATTCCGGGCATTCGCACTCGGGTAGTTTGCGGTCACAAGACTCGCATTCCTGACAGCGGCATTCGCTTTCATCGTGTCCGCAGTATTCGCAGTTCTCGCCGGCGTACATGGTTCGTTTCTCCGTGGTTTGGGGAGGGTTCGCGGGTCGGCTACTCGCAGCAAGTCGCATCGGTGATCGTTCCGCACGTCTCGCAATCGCAGCAACCGCCCGTATACGCTGTTGCAGCGTGTCGAGCAACCGAAAGAAAACATAGCACGGGCTCGGCGCGTTGCCAACAAAATCTCCGAAAAAAATGTCCGCAAAGCGACCGCGAACCGGGGAAAGACTGATAAGACCGCAGCGCAGCGGAGCGAGCAACAGCGGGCAAACACACTTCCTTCTGAGCGAAGCCGGGCGCAGCCACGGCGAAGCGACCAGCGGCAGACGATGAGCGATCAGCCGGCAGACTCACCCGATTGTTGAGGCAGACGGCCTGAGCAACGGCAGACGATGATGATGAAGACAATCCCAGACGGACGGCGAGCGTAGTTACAGCGCTTGCTCAGGCCGCCGCAAACCCCATTCAAACGGCCTGAAAACGCGGTTCGGACGCGTGTCGGACGGCTCGTCCGGCGCGTTCGACCGGCCTGAGATCGCTCCGGGGGGCCCCAGGGCCGCGGGATTGTTGCCAGGGCCCCGCCGGCCCCGGCCGGCCTGCTCAACAGCTAGCCCCTCTCTGCCGTCTTCTGGGTTTTGCGAATCGTGTTCCTCTGGGGGTCTCAGCGGCTGTTCATCTGGGGTTGATCTGTCTTTCGGGGGCCTCGTCGGTTGCGTGTCGAGGCCGATCTTCACTTTTATCGATGCGTCTCGGCGCGTGGAGGGCGGTCGTGGCTTCTGCTGGTCGCTGTTGCAAGGTCTGTTCTGGCAACGGCCGGGATCACGCGTGCGGGTTCTGCAACTGTCATCGGGCGGCCGATGTCGCCGAGTCTGGGGATCCGTCTGGCGGGGCGGTTGTTTTCGAGAACGAGCGGTTCGTTGTTCGGCAATACCGGCGTGGGTTGCGGTTGGAGCCGCGGACGGTTGCGGATCAGGCGTTCGTTGAGGACACGCTGGGTCTGGGTCGCGATCAGGGTCGCGGGCTGGTTCTTCGGCGTGTGGTTCACACGGAGAAGCGTGTGACGTTCGACATCGGCGAGTGTCCGGAACCGAAGTGAGGGACCCATGCCCAGGGCGAAGAACCAGGTGCCTGAGCTTTCGCCGGTGCCTCTGGATAAGCAGACGCTGGCTGCGTATCTGCGGACGTACGGGCTGCAGACGATCTACGCGGCGCGGATGAATTTTCTGCGGAAGACGGCGGGCCAGCACATCAAGGGCGCCGAGGTCTTCGCGTTGCGGTGGGTGCTCGAGCATTGCGTCGAGTCGCTGAATCAGTTTCCGCAGCACGACGGGGCGATGCTGAATTGGCTGAATCAGTTTCGTGCGACGTTCGTGCTGGCTGAAGAGAAGTTCAAGGGCGAGTTCGGGCGGTACATCCTCTCGCCTGGCCGTCAGCGGTTGAAGCCGACGCCGGAGAACCCGTCGGTTGTCGTGCTTCCGGCGGTCGGATCTGCGGGCGCGAGTCCGTCGGGGGCCCCGGGTGCAGCGCCGACAGCGCCGGAGGCCCCGGTTGTAACTCCGACGGACGATTCGATCTGGGCGGACAAGCCGCGGATCACGAAGCGCAAGGCTCAGGAGTGGGCGCTGACGGCGATCGGCTGGAGCCGCCGAGCGGAGCCCCACGAGTCCCCGAGCCGCATGGCCTGGACGATGTACGTGCTGCTGCTGCGCGGGGGCCAGCTTGTTCAGGACTCGGCGATGAAGTCCTACATGTCGTCTAGCGACGAGGACGACGACGCGGCGGCGGACATGCCGGACTCGGAACTGATCGAGCGCATCGAGTCGCTGCTGGACGGGGCCGCGACGTACGCGACCGAAGAGCTTTGCCGGCGTGCCGATGAGCTGCGGAAAGGGGCGGCCTGATGGCAAAGCGCGACGAGACGCCGTTGACCGAAGAGCAGAGAGCGATGGCCGCGCAGTTCATGCCGCTCGCTTGGAAGCTCGCGCGCCGCTGGAAGCGCCGATACGGCGTGGATCTGGACGAGGCGATTTCAGAGGCGTCATCGGCCCTGTGCTTTGCCGCGCGTCGGTTCGATGCCGGGCGCGGGATCAAGTTCATGACCTTCGCGTTCAACCGGATCGTGATGGGCCTTCGGGCGCTGACATCCAGAAACGCGACGCGGCCGCGGCCGGCCAGGTTTCCGGAGCACGCGAACGAGCTCTACGGGGCCCCTGTTCCAGAAGAGTCCGACATCGCGGTCGACGACATGGATCGCTATCTGGCGCTGCTGAGCGATCGGCAGGAGGCGATCGTCATGGCGCGGTTCATCGACGGCATGACGCTCGAGCAGGCCGGGAAGCTGTTCGGCCTGACGAAAGAGCGGGTCCGGCAGATTGAGATCAAGGCGTTGGAGATCATGCAGATCGCGTGCGACGAGGATCGCGAGGCCGTCGCATGAAGATCCTGAAGTGCAGTTCGAAGTTCGAGTGTCCGCAGTACGGCGACGAGGAAATCGCGCGGCGCTGCCCGCACTTCTGGCGGCTGCGGCATCTTCTCTGCGATCCGATCACGAATCTGCTGCTGCGCAAGTATTTCCTGGAGCAAGCCCAGGACGATCTGCGGGTGCAGGCGGCCCTGAACCGAATGTGCTCGGAGGATCCGCTGTTCTGGCTGTCGGTCTTTATCTGGACGCTAGCGCCGAAGCAGAAGTGGCTCGATCGGTACAGCATCATCCCGTTCGCGCCGTACCCGTTTCAGGTTCACTACTTTCTCGCGCTGCTGGACATCATGCAGAAGCGCGGGATCGCGATCGGGTTCGTGGGCGGCGCGACGCTGAAAAGCCGCGACATGGGCGCGAGCTGGCTTCACCTGATGGCGGCCCTGTGGCTTTGGAAGTACGCCGACGCCCCGACCGGCATGATGATGTCGCGCGTCGAAGAGCTGGTCGACGATAAGGCGAATCCGAAGGCACTGTTTCCGAAGATCGATCACGCGTATCGCAATCTGCCGGAGTTCATGCGGCCGGTGCGGACGCGGACGCACATGAAGATGGTGCTCGACAAGAACGGCGCCATTCTTCACGGCATGAGCACGACCGGCTACGCCGGCAACGCGCTGCGCGACGACTTCCAGATATTCGACGAGTTCGACCTGGTCGAAGCGTCGATGCAGCACGCGATTTTCCGCGGGACGCGAGACGCGTCGGACGCGCGACTGTTTCTGTCGACGCTCACGCCCGAGCAGGGCGCGTTCAAGCTGATCCTGAAGAACAAGAAGTTCATCCAGTTCCGGATCCACTGGTCGGCTCATCCGATCAAGAACCGCGGCGCGTATACCTGGGAAGGCGAGCGGCTGGTCCTGGTCGACATCGACTACTGGCTCGCGAAGGCCAACGCGTTGCGGCCGGAGGGCGCCGAGAAGTACACGGCCGAGTCGCTGTCGGCGCTGACGATCGATCAGACGCGCGACGCGTGTCAGTACAACTTCGAGTACGACGCGATCCGCGGCTGGAATTGGCGCAGCCCGTGGTTCGACGATCAGTGTGCCGCGGCCAACCACCTGAATGAGATCGCGGCCGACCTCGAGATGGAGGATGGCGCCGAGGGCGGCCAGTTCTTCGACGAACGGCTGATCGTCCGCGTGCTCACGCAGTCGATGCGGCCGCCGGCGTTCATCGGCCGAATCGAGTTCGATGCCGACACCGCGGATCGCCCGCGGTTTGTGCCGTGTTTGAACGGGCCTTTGCATCTTTGGTGCAGCCTGGACGAGTCCGGGCGACCGATGCGCGACCGCGACGGCCGGCCGCTGGGACGGTTTGCCGGGTTCGCCGACGTGTCGGCCGGCTCGGGCGCATCGAACAGTTCACTGGCGATGGCGGATCGGTACACGGGCGAGCAAGTCGCGGAGTTCACGGACAGCCGGATCCGCGCATTCGAGTTCGGCAAGGTGTGCGTCGCGATGGCGAAGTTCTTCTGGGGCGACGACAACCGCGGAGCGCTGCTCGGCTGGGAATCGAACGCCGGCCCGGGTCAGAACTTCACCGATTCGGTCTACGACGAGCTGCGATACACGAACGTCTACTGGAAGAACGAGGATCACATCCTCGGAAAGCGGCGCGACCGAGATCCCGACGAACGGCCAGGCCTGAACACGACCGGCGCGGTGAAGGCGACGCTCGGCGAAAGCTATCGGCGCATGCTCGCGGACGGCGACATTGTGGTCCGGTCCGAACGTGCGCTGCAGGAGCATCGCGGGTATCGCGTTCGCGGCAACACGATCGAGTTCGAGACGACCGGAATGGGCGACGACCCGAGCGGCGCCGGCAACTGGCACGGCGACCGCGTGATCGCGTTGATCGGCCTGGCGCACCTTCTGCGTGTGTTTGAGATCCGCCGCAAGTCGGTCACGGCCCCGGCCGCACCGAATCCCCACTCCCTTCGCGCGCGCATCGCTCGCGCCGCACGAAGGGCCGAACTGGACGCGAGCACTCGAGGCTATTGGCACTGATGAAGCCCGAAAACCCAATCGCCGACTACAAAGAGCAGCGGACCGGGCGTAACCGCCTGAAGCGGCTTCATGCCGCCATGAAGGCGTCGTACCGCTGGCTCGAGCCTGCGCGTCAGCGCCGGATCGAATTGAACCGGGCGATGGCGGGCCGTCGGTATTGGGAAAACGGGGAGCTCCAGGAAGAGCCGTGGACGTTGCTCCTGCAGGCGCAGGAGGCGTATCTGATGATGCTCGCCTTCCGGAATCCGCAGGTGCTCTGCAGCAGCCGGAAGAACGAGTATCGCGCGAGCGGCGCGACGGTCCAGGCGGTGATGAACAAGCACCTGGCCGACATCCGCTTCGAGCTGTTTCTGCGTCGGTATCTGCGCGATGCGCTGCAGGCGGTCGGGGTTTGCAAGATCGGCCTGATTTCGACCGGCAAGGTCATGAAGTACGGCGACGAGACGTACGACGTCGGCGAGCCCGACGTCGACACGGTCGATCTGGACAACCTGATCTACGACCACGTCGCGACGCGGCTCGGTTCCGAGTCCTGGGTTGGCGATCGCTACCAGCTTCCGCTGCGTCATCTTCTGGAGAACAAGCGCTACTCGCGCAAGGCCGTGCGACTGGTCGCCTCGGCCGTGCTGAAGCACAAGGCCAAGCGCTTCGGTGAGAACGACGGCGATCGACTGTCCGATCTGACGGCCGACCACGAGCCCGCCGGCGACGAGAAGTGGGACACGATGGTCGACGTCATCGACGTTTACGACAAAGAGCGAAACGTCGTGCTGACGCTGAGCCCGGACGATGAAGAGGCGATCCTGCAGGAGCAGAAGTGGGAAGGGCCGCCGTGCGGGCCGTATCGAATGTTCGGCTTCTACGAGATCGCCGAAAACTCGTTCCCGCTCGCCCCGCTCAACACGCTTCTGCCGCTGCACAGCATGGCGAACACGCTCGCGCGAAAGCTGTCCGAGCAGGCGGCTCGGGCGAAGACCGTTTTCCCGACCGACACGCGTGACGAGCAGGACGCCGATGCGATCCGCGTCGCCCCGGACGGCTCGATCGTCCCGATGCAGAACGTGCGGGCGGTCAACCCGCTGAACATCCCGGGCCCGGACCCCACGATCTTTTCGTTCGCGCTGCAGACGAAGCAGCTCTTCAACGACATGGCCGGCAACGTCGAGGCGCTGCTGGGCCTGGGCCCGCAGTCTGGAACGGCGTCGCAGGACGCGATGATCCGTCAGAACGCCAGCTCGCAGTTCGAATGGATGGGCCACCGATGGAACACGGAAGTCAAAGGCGTTGTCGGGGACATCGGCTGGCACGTCATGCGTTCGCCGACGTTCACGAAGACCGTGCAACGCTCGTACACGGACGATCCGGATCTGAGCTATCAGCTCGAATACTCGCCGCGGAAGCTGAAGGGCTCGCCCGAGGATTACGAGATCGACATCGTCCCGTTCTCGATGCGGATCCAGACGCCGGACCAGAAGATCAAGGGCATGGAAGCCGTGCTCGCGGCGACCGACCGGCTCGCGCCGTACATGCAGCAGGCCGGCATCATGGTCGACGCGCAGTTCGTCCTTCAGCAGATCGCGGAGTTGAGCGGCAATCCCGAGCTGGTCGGGTCGATGCTGAAGTTCCAGGCCATACCGACGCAGCCGATGGCCGGCGACGTCGACGTTGCATCGTCGATGCCGTCCCGCACGTCGCGCGAATACACGCGTCGCAGCGTTCCCCAGACGAACAACCGCGGTTTTGAGCAGGCGGTCATTGCGAAAGCGATGGGCGCCGGCATGAACCCAGGGCAGGAAGCCCGATTGGGCGGCTAAGGAGGGCCACTTTGAGCACGCCGCGCCACATGGCGAAGTACGCGAAGCGCAACGGGAAGATCGTGAAGATCGAGATGCAGGGCGACGAGTACCACATCGACGGGAAAAAGGTGTCGCCCGAGAAGTTCTTCATGGTCTGGAACGAAAACTCGACGCGCGCTGTCTCGCTGTGGCCGCAGAAAAGCCGGTCGATGAGCTGCAACCCGTCCCAGGTCGCCGAGTACCGCAAGTTCTTGGAGGGGAAAGGCGTCCCGGGAAGCACGGTGCTCGACAACGGGCAGTTCCAGTTCGAATCCGCCTCGCACAAACGCCGCGCGATCCGCGCGGTTCAGTCGTTTCTCCCGAAGTTTTGTGACTTCGATGACTACATGACCTGATTGGAGCCAGATCGTGAAGCGTTTTCTGAGTCCCCGTGACAGTGTTGCCAATGCGAACGTTGTCGAACCGCCGGCGGACGTGGCGATCGGCGCCGATCTGGACCTGGACGAGCCAATTCCGACCGCGAACAGCACTCCGGACGCTCCGGAAGAGGCTGATTTGCCGGTCGATGATGCTGAACCCGTCGCGGCCGATGAAGAATCCGGCGGCGACGATGCGGGCGACGCGGAGCAGGAGGCTCAGCCGCCCAAGGCGATGAAGGTTGTTCCCCGCGAACCCCTTTCCGAAGACGCGCGGAAGCTGATCGACAAGGCCGGACTCACGCTCGAAGAGTGGTACGAGGCCGGCGCAAACCCGGTGATGATGCGGTTGCTCAGTGCGAGTATGGGCGGCGGCCAAGCGCCGTCGCCGGCCAACACTCCGCAGCCGAATCCGGCGACGCCCGGCTTGCCGGCGGCTCCCGCGAAGCCCGACGCGTTCGAACTCGCGCTCGGCGAGGACCAGTTCACCCCCGAGGGCGTTGCCGGCGCGGTCAAAAGCGCCGTCGCGCACACGGAGCGTCGATATCAGGCCGTCGCGCAGCAGCTTCAGCAGGTTACGCAGCAATTCCAGCAGTTTGTGCAGGAGGCGCAGCTTCGCGATCTGCTCGGCGAGATCAAACAGTTCGACTCGGTGATCGGCGGCTTCGGAAAACACTGGGAAGACGTGCTGGGGAGCGGCCCGACCGCAGCGCTCCAGAAGGATTCAACCGCATGGAAGGCGCGTGACGCGCTTTTCCGCGAAGCCCGCGACTTCCGTTCGAAGATGCTTGCCCGTGGGCAGGTCATCGACCTGGACGACGCGGTCCGTCGCATGGCGAAAGTCCTCTGGAACGAACAAGGCGAGCAGGAAGTCCGTCAGCAGACTCTCGACACGCTGAAAAAGGCGCAGGGCGCGACCGTGAACCGGCCGCTCAAGAAGTCTGTCCGATCGGGCGGCGGCTCGTCCGGAGATTTCGTGCTGTAACCCGACGCCCGACGAGGGCGCTGGAGAAATCACATGCCTCTCGCGAGTTTTCAAGACAATCTTGCCTGGGCCGCGGCGCGGCTCGAGGCGACCGAACCGCTGAAGGTCACGTCGGAACTGACGAACCTGACCGAGCTTCACGTTGTTCCGCGGCTGTTCGCGAACAACAAGAAGCTGTTGACCAACAACATCGATCGCTACAGCGAGTTGGCGGATATCGAGGACTTCACCGGCAACACCGCGTTCGTCGGCCTCGATCACGTCAACCAGGCGTCGATCTCGAATCAGCTCAAGAAGATTTTGATCGACCTGAAGTACCTGCAGACGTCGTGGGCGATCGACGATCGCGAAGAAGACGTCGACACGCGCCGCAAGCTGCTGAATCTGCAGAAGCAGCGTCGGCTGAAGGCGATGATCGCGCAGATGGAGGCGATCGAGGCCGCGTTCTTCCAGCTTCCGGAGAACACGCTTTCGCCCGTCTCGCTGCCGTACTACGTCGTTCACAACAGCGGCAGCGCGCAGGCCTTCAGCGGGCAGAACCCGACCGGGTTCAACGACGTTGCCGGCCTCGACACGTCGCTGCCCGAGAACGCGCGGTATCGCAACTGGTCGGACAATTACAACCAGCGCAACCCGGAAGACCTCTTCGAGAAGATGGCGATCGCTGCGCAGGAAACCAACTTCGTCGCCCCCGCGACGGACGATCAGCAGCGCGATCTGACCGGCAAGCAAAACATCTACACGACGAAGCACAACGAAATTCTGATGCGCCGGGTCATCCGCGATCAGAACGACAACCTGGGCTTCGACGTCGGATACGAGCAGAACGGTCGCGCGACGTTCCAGATGCAGCCGATCATCGCGATCCCGGCGCTCACCAGCCCGACGAGCCGCACGACGATGGCGAACGCGGATCTGCCGACCCATCCGGTCTACATGATCCAGCACGCCAGCTTCTTCCCCGTCGTGAGCCGGAAGTACTGGATGAAGATCACGGGCCCGATCCGTCTGGAAAACCAGCATCACCGTTACGCGTTCCACATGGAGTCGTACTACTCGATCTTCTGCCGTTCGCGTCGGCGCCAGGCCGTGCTCGGCTACGTCTAAGTCGAGGCGTTCGAGGACTGGATCAGCAGTAACCACAAACAAGAGGACTGACAGATGCTTATCCAATACCCGGGCGCGACGACTCGACGCGACCCGAGTCCCGCGATCTGGGACAACATCGCGATGCAGGTGCAGGCGCTGGAGCAGCCTGGCTATCGCGGTATCGATCTGTTCGACGACTTCAACGGCTACCCGTCGTTGCCGACAGTGGCGTCGGATACCTACCCGTTCAACTTCGCGACCGAGAACTCGGGCACGTTCGCTCCGAAGGCATCGGTCGAAGGCGGCGTGATGACGCTGACGACGGGCGCCGCCGACAACAACGCGGTGAACGTGCAGGTTCCGGGCACGGGCGAAATCTATCTCGATCGTGGGCGCCCGCTCGCGTTCGAGGCTCGCATCGCGCTCGGCAACGTTGCCGGAACCGGCGTTTCGCCGCGCGGCAACCATTTCGTCGGCTTGTCGCTGGCGAACCGCTTTGGCGTCGACGAAATCTTCGAGGACACCATTGCGGTCGACGCCGCGGTCTCGGCGATCGGCTTCTGGCGGCCGGAAGGCGACGGCGACGGCATCGACCTGGTCGCCGTGCTGGCCGGCCAGACGCTGCAGACGCTGGTCGCGGACATCCCGTACGCGACGGCCGCTGAATGGGTGAAGCTCGGCTTCGTTCTCGACCCGTACGCGGCGGCGCACAAGCGCATGCGCGTTTACAAGAACGGCGAGCTCTATACCACTGTGGCCGCGAGCGTTGTCGACGCCGCGACCTTCCCGCACGGCGCGTATCTCTCCCGCACGCTCGCCGCGAAGAACGGCTCGGCCAACGCCGAGGCGCTCGATATCGACTGGTGGCGCGTGGCTCAGACGCGGGTGTCGTAACCAATGGCAACAGGAACAACGTACGCCGAGCTGCGTCAGGAAATCGGCTGGTGGTTCGGCTACGGCCGAGACTCCAGCGCGTGGACCGTTTCGCAGCAGGCGGAGATCGCCGCGGCGCTTCGCGACGGCCTGCGCTTGTTCCTGCAGCCTCCGATTCTGCCCGGTCACATCAAGGCGCACCGATGGTCTTTCCTGAAGCCGCTCACCACCATCACTACCGTTGCCAACACGGCAGATCAGGACTTGACCACGGGCCTTGGTGTGATCGGGCCTTTGACCTTCTCCGGCGACTCGGCCGATGAGGCGAACGGGCCGATCGAGATCGTCAGCCAGGCGATGATTCGGCAGATGCGCAACGACGGGCCGGATACCCCCGGCCCGCCGATGTATCTCGCGATCGTTCCGAAGCTGGGGAATCAGCAGAGCCCCCAGGCCTGGACGCTGATGTGGTATCCGACGCCGGACGCGGCGTACACGATTTCCTATCAGTACAACCTGAATTCGGTCGCACTCGATGCAACCGCCGACGATCCGGTGGGCGGCAACGAACACGGCCGGACTCTCCTGGCCGCGTGTCTGGCGCAGGCCGAATTCGCCCGCGAAGACAAACGCGGTTCGCGGTGGGAAGACTTCCTTGTGCAGTTGCAAACCAGCGTTTCGATCGATCTGCAGCTCAATCAAAAACAAACACTCGGGCGGATGCAGAACCCGGCCGCGCCGCTTCGGCGCCGCAAGTTCGACGGCATCTACGACCCGACGGAGTACGGAGTCGAAGAATGACCGAACCTGAGTGGATCGAGGCGAATGCTCGCGTAAATCGCCAGATCGCAAAGCGTGTCACCGCGGCGTTCATCGGGATCACGCTTGGATGCGCGCTGGCGTCATTTCTCTTTTTCATGCCCTCGCAGTCGGCAAGCGCGATGGGCGATATCGAGCGAGGCGCGGCCGATCCGTCGCTCACCGTGGTCACGTCGAACGACAATGGCAACACGAGCTACGCATCGAGCGGCACGAAGGTCTTCACGTTTCAGGATGCGAATGGCCTGGCGACGGTGGCCGAGGTAGTCACGATCCAGAAGTGCAGCAATGCCGCCGTCGCGTTTCGCATCCGCGTGAACGGGACGGACCAGGCGGCGACGGGGCATACAGACTTTGTCCTGCAGGAAGTGGGCGAGTTTTACGTCGCCCCCGGGCGATCGAGGCGCGTCGCGATCCATGCCTCAGCGGGCGCGACGTACGGGACCGACTTCACCATCAGCGGGTTTGAATAATGACGCAGCGCCGCCTCGCCATTCTCTGTGCGTTCGTGTTCGTTACGGCCGCTCGGGCCGCGGACGTGGTATACACCGTCGGCTCCGGCCAGACGTACGCGACGCCCGCGCTGGCCTACGCCGCGATCCCGACGGACAAGGGGACCGACCGGCACATCATCCGAATCATGGATTCGGCGACGTACGACTCCGGCGCGTCGGCCTGCATCGCGTTCGGCAATCTCGGGACGTGGGGCAGCGGCGCGGAGATCGTCGTCGA